CACCCCCTTTTTTTTATGCTATAATATACATATTAAAAAGGAAAAAAATGAAAGCACTCCCTCTTTTGTTACTGCCATTCTTGACTGCCCCTGTTGGTGCAGAAAGTATTGGTGATCGTAGTAATCGTGAGGCATACAGAGATGCTCCACCTAGAAACTGGTATGAACGTTTAGTTGGAAGACCATCAAGTGCTACAGGATTGACAATTTCAAAGTCCACCACTCCAGTAAGATATCCTCGTGTTGCAAGAAATAGTTATCAATATGGATACTCTTCATCCAGTGTATGCACAAAGCAAGAGTATAGAGAGGAGTATATTCCTGGTACAGCAAGGAATCCAGGTTACATCAACTCATGGTATGACACTGTTGAAGTACCATGTGCTGTAAGACCAAAATCACCACCAATTTGGCAAAGAGAACCATCACCTGACGGTAATGAGTGTAGTGAAGGTGCAATCCTTGGTGGTATTTTAGGTGGTGGTGCTGGAGCAGCACTGTCACAAGGTGATGGTCGTTGGTGGGCAATCCCATTGGGAATTGCTTCGGGTGCAGTAATTGGATGTGATATTGATGGAGGGTGATATATTATTCGACTTTTGTTTTCAAAAAAGGCGTAAAAAAAACTCCGCCAAAAAATCAATCCATAGGGTTTTTTGGAGGAAATTGACGTTCTAGCAAAATACGAAACAAGTTGTTTTTTAAGTGACCTAAGGCAACTTGTTCATTAGCATCACCACCTGACCATTTATCCAAATGAACGCAGACGGACTTGTAAATTAATTCAAGTCCGTCTTTTGTTATGTCTAAATTTATGTACTCTTGATTAGGATTAATATCCTCCACCGTAGTATCCTCCACCAGAGGATCCAGAAGATCCAGAAGAGCTGCTAGAACTTGAACTAGAAGAACTAGAGGAACTGGAAGAAGAACTTGAAGAGGACGAAGAACTACTGCTGCTACTACTTGTACTTGTTGTGCTGGTGGTAGCAGTTGTTGTTGATGCTGCTGTGCTTGAACTAGTTGCAACACCAACGCTTCCTGCAATTGTTGGTCCATCATTAAATGTAACTGTACTGCTAGTTCCATTGGTCAACTGAGAACGAACCGCACTAGCAAAACTAACAGATCCTGTATTATTCAAGAATCTAGAACTAATGTTCAATACTGTCTTCTTATTGTTAGAACTGTCAAGTTCGGAATGAGGTTCATATGCAACTAATTCTTCGAATTCCTCAACCATGATTTCTAACATGTTGCTAATAGGAATTAAAATTTGTCTTTTTACCTCATTTTGGAAATATTCGTGCTCATAATTTGTTACTTGATATATTGAATCTTCGGCACTTTTTACATCACCATTTGGCATTATAGTTCTCCAATCTTCTGTTACCTCAATACCTTCTTTGATAACTGGTGTACCATCATCAAGTAAAATCTCATTAGTTTCCCAATGGTGAACGTGATCTCTTTTGTCTGCAGTATATTTCTCATCTACATAATCCTCTAACTGCTGTTGACTCTTTGGCCATTCTTCATATACATCAACAATGTCATTAATTAGTAAGAGTGCCCAATCTAACTTAGGATCGTCAAACAATTTTGATGCTAGGTTAGGAGGAGTTTCACCACTTTTAATTGAATATGATTCAAAAAGAGTTGTATATTGATTTAGATCAGGTCTTGCCCTAACTTTTCTGAAAATATTTTTAACTAACCGATATTTGAATGCCTCATCATCTCTGACACCCTCTCCAACGAATACATTAGGAAAATAAGAAAAATAACCAGCCATTTTAAAATCCCTCTTGAATTTGTGATTGAGTTACAAGTTGAGTTTCTGTAAATCTACAATTCACTACGACTGCAGGAACTTGTAGTGGTGCATTTTCTCCTACACCTATAGTAGCATTTTTAACAGCATTATATTGACCATCTGGAGTGTAATTCACATCAATTCCAGTACATACAGATGTATGAATCTTATGATGGAGGTCTTCACTGTCACTTGTTGAACCATCAGCATTTATACGGATAAATTTAATTTGAAATTTATCTGGAATTTCAAAGAACCTAGCACCAAAATTTTCTTGACCAGCTTCTACCGTACCGTATATGGGTAAAGCACCTTGTTTTATGTATTTGATAATATTGTTGATTTCCCTAGATTCTTGCTCACTACGAGCAAAAAACTTAAATGAGAAATTGTGAGTTCTAAACTGCATGTTGCTGAATAATTGCTCACTGTAAGGGTTAAACACCTTTCCTTGAGACAATGCCATCAAAGCGTTTTTGTCAATTTGACCCGCTAGTCCTAAGAACTGTGCAGCACCAGTAGCAACTTGAGACAATGCATTCTGTGTAAATTCTGGTAATGCTTTCTTTGCTGCGTCCTGAAAATCCTCTGCCATCTGGTCAAAATCGCCAGCACCTGACAACCCTCTAACAATTGCCTGACCTACGATACCAGTATCAATTTGACGATATGTTGGGGCATATTGAGTTGAAAGATTCTGAGGCATTGCAATATATACCTTTTCAGGATTCTTTTTCAACTGAACTGCATTATTAGGGATGTTTAAACCATAATACCTAGTACCGTTTTGATCGTCATACTGTATTCTTGTTCTTTGGAACATTACATAGTCAATCGATTGCGTAGGATTGTCCACGGAAGTGCTTCCTACTGCTGGTGCTTGTAATGGGTAACGATAAATTGTCAACTTTCTACCTAAATACTACGTGACCTCTATGTATTTATGAGATATCAAGGTAAGTACCAAGTTTCCAATCCAAGGAAATATAAAGGTGATCCTAAAAACGTGATATATCGCTCCTCATGGGAGTATAAATTTATGAAATGGTGTGATGTTACTCCTTCTGTGCAAGAATGGGGTAGTGAGGAAATTATAATTCCTTATATTTCACCTGTTGATGGTAGACGGCATAGATATTTTCCTGATTTCTACGTTAAAGTGGGAAATAAGAAATTCATTGCTGAAGTCAAACCACTTAGGCAAACTAAGGAACCTAAAACCCAAAAACGACATACTAAAAAATACATTAATGAAGTTGTGACTTACGCTGTAAATAAAGCGAAGTGGAAAGCAGCAACTGAATTTTGTAAAGATTATGGTTGGGAATTTCAGTTAATCACAGAAAAAGAACTTAAAATCTAATGGCGATTAAAAATCCAGGATTCGCGAGATATAATTCATTTCAAGAGTTTTTGTCTAAGACTAAAGGCAAAGACAACCATCCTAGTTTTACAAATTTATTTTCGGTAAGATTCATATCACCACCGATGATGCTTAGTAATGCAGCAGTGCCAGCAGGTTTTGTAGGACCAATTCAAGATTCAAAATTCGATGTTACTACGGATTCTAATGATTTGGCATGGTTACTTGATTATTATGCTGATACGGTAAATCTTCCTAGTAAACAGATTACTACGTCACAAACTCCTTATGTTGGATCACCATTTAAGTATGCAACCAATACAGCGTACAGTCAGATTTCAATAAATTTTAGGATGCCACGCTCTCAATATTCAAGAAACTTCTTTGAGAGATGGACAACATTGATGGCAAGTGATAGCGAACAATATACGAGATACTATAGTGATTATGTTTGCCCACTTATGTACATCTATAAATGGGAGAGAGGTGGTGGAGGTATTGGAGTTAATGATCCAGATTTACTTCGTGCTATCAGAGAGAATGGAGATGCTAATACTCTACTAGCAAGAAAATATCAACTAACTGCCTGTTGGGAGTTGAGAAATTTATATCCATATAATATTGGTTCAGTTCAGTTAAATAACTCCGCTGCCCAAACAATGACTTTAAATATTGGTTTTTATTATGAAAGGTATCGTTTCTACACTGCTGATCAATTTGATCAAAATTCAATTAGGAGTTTGACTGTTGGTTCAAATATAGACGACGTTACGACTACAGGAACTTCTAACAACACATCAATTCTTTCTTCAGTACTTGCCTCATTATTGAACGTTACTGGTATCGCCTAAATAAAGGTACTGATGTGAATTTTATGGCATTACCTAAGATTAGTGTACCTAAGTACAAATTGAAACTACCCTCAGACGGTAGAACTGTGAATTTTAGAC